CACTTGATGTTACACAACAAATATATGATACAAAACATATGATGACCTCATTTGTTGATATGGATGGTCTTACCGGAAAATACGGGACAATATCTAATGAAGAATTATTAAAAGAATATAGAGAGGAATAATGGATAAAGAATGTATATGTGGTGGTACCGGACCTTGTCAGTGTCCTTTACCAAAAGTGGAGCAAGTAAACAACATGCCGGGGCATAGGAATCCACCGCCACCACCAAAAATAGAACAAGTGAATCACCCAAAACATTACGGAGGTGAAAATAATCCTTACGAAGCAATTAAAGTTATTGATGCTTGGGATTTAGGATTTAGTTTAGGAAATACAGTAAAATATATATCACGTGCAGGAAAAAAAGGAAAAGATAAAGAACTTGAAGATCTCAGAAAAGCCCTCTGGTACCTCCAACACCACATCGAAACACTCGAAAAATAAAACGGGGTTAGATAAAGAGATTAATGTTTGGGATGCTCTTACAACACCAAATGAGTTATTAAGAGAAACCCTAATTAACTTTATGTGGGGGTTTTTAGGAAACTCTATTGTTGTGTTTGCCGCAAAAGAACTGGACTTTTTGGTCCTTATAAATTATATTGTTTATTACATACTAATTTCTTATATTGTGAATAGGAAGAAATATGAAACCATGTTAGGTAAATTCATTATTCTTCCTGGATCTGCGGCAGCAGGGGCGTTTACAGGATATAAATTGGCTCAGATAATTTCAAATTTTATTTAGGTATGGAAAAGGAATGGAACCCAAACGACTTTCAAGGAAGGTCAAAAGAACAAGTAGAAAGGAACTATAGAGTTTTTGAGATTTTTTTGGTTTTAAGTTGGTTAGTAGGAACTGCTCTTGTCCTATTCAAATTAATTGATTACATTTTTTAATCTATAATAATATGAAATACTACAAAATTACCATAGGAGGTAAAGGCGCAGAAGTTTACCCCTTCCAATTGAACACAGAACAATATGAAGCTCTACGAGATGGTGGTGTTGAGCAGGATGAATTGGATCACGATCAAATCTGTGAAATTTTGGGGGTTGACACTTTTTTTGATTCGCCAAACGAATCTATTATGGGACCATATCCCGACGCATTCTTTGTGAGAGTTGATGACGAGGAAGGGAATGTTGTTTATCAAAGTGAGGAATTTGATAACGAAAAAAGTGATTACGAAGAACAATATTGTGGTGAGGTTGCTTACCTAATCATCGAAGACTATTGCAAGGGAGAACATCTTGTTTACGATATTCCATTAGAAGAGGACTTTGAGATCGATAAACTAAGATTCAAAGTCGATGACATTGGATGTAGAGTTGAGGTAGTAAGTGGTATACTATACGAAGAAAAAGAATACAAAATATATAAATCATTTGGTGATACATCCAGTAAAGGATACTACTACCATTTAACAGCAGGAATTTAAATAATGATAGAAACAGGAAAAATAATTAACGGAGATTGTGTTGAGGTAATGAAAACATTACCTGAAGGATCTGTGGATTTAATCGTAACGTCTCCACCCTATGGAGTTGGAATTGCTTATGATGTTCACGAAGATGACGTTGAGTTTAACGAGTATGTGGAGTTTGCAAAGTCTTGGTTATCTGAGGCTTATCGACTATTAAAAGATGATGGAAGGATTGCTCTTAACATTCCTTACGAAATCAATCGTCAAAAAAAAGGTGGACGTATTTTCTTTGTTTCAGAGATGTGGCAGATCATGAAAGAAATTGGTTATGGTTTTTTTGGAATTGTTGATCTTGAAGAGCAGTCACCACACAGAAGTAAGACAACTGCTTGGGGATCTTGGATGAGCCCATCATCACCTTACATTTATAATCCTAAAGAGTGTGTTATTTTGGCTTACAAAAATAAACACATTAAAAAAGTAAAAGGACAACCTGAATGGACTGGTGAATTAACGGAAATTGAAAATGAAGATGGAACAAGAAGAAATAAGATGGTCTATGACGAAAACGATAAGAAAGAATTTATGGAACTTGTGTTTGGTCAGTGGAATTACTTTGCAGATACTAAATCACTCACCAAGGCAACTTTCTCGATGGACATACCAACCAAAGCGATTAAGATTTTATCCTACAAAAACGATGTAGTTTTAGACCCATTTGCAGGATCAGGAACTAGTTTAGTAGCGGCTGAGATTCTTGACAGAAGATGGTTAGGTATTGAACTATCGCCAAACTATTGTGATGTTGCAAGAGGAAGAGTTCAGGTTTTTGTCGATGAAAAACACAAAGTTAAAGTTGAAGAGGTTTTAGATTAATTCTACCTCATCATCTTTTTTTATGTCATACTTTTTACAAGTTCCGCCAGGTAATTCTAAAACTAAATCACCGCTACCCTCAAACCTTTCACACTCATCAGTAAAACAAGGTTTACAATTATGGTGAATTTTTGAGATGGTATTATTATCTATAAAAATAATATCTAAATGTTCTAAACAATTCTTCATCCAAAAAGAATGGGATTTGTTTTTCATGAAAAATAACATACCATCAAAGGAACCGTCAAATTTTTTTCCCATCATACCTTCTTGGGTGTCTTTTGAAGTTAATAATGTTTTAACGTCAAAAAGGTTATTATTTATTTTTACTTTCATATTTATAAATATATTATGGTTAAGTTTAAAAAATGGGCTGGTGTTATTTTAAAAAATGATGGTGAAGTATTACTTTGTAAACGATCACCCGATAAATCGATGCCAAATACTTGGTCTATCCCTTCAGGTCATATTGAGGAAAATGAATCTCCTGGTGCGGCAGCTCTCAGAGAATTTTATGAAGAAACTAATATTGAATTAGATAAAGATTTAGATTTTGTGGGGTTTTTAACTAAATTTAAAAAAGACGGGACAAAAAAGGGACATATGTTTGTTTTTTTATCTGAAACAAAAGACAGAATTGAACCTGATTTAAAAAACGCCAAAGACGGTTGGGAACACACATCTTGTAAATATTTTAAAAAAGAAGACCTACCTGAACAAAAAGGTAATGAAGAACTTTTAGAAATTTTAAAAAGAATTATGTAATTATTTTGTTTTATTTGAAAAATTGTATTAGATTTGTAGAAACAAAAGACAAATGATTAAGACAGCTCTAAACCACAACATTAAGATAATGAATGAAAAGTTCGGAACTTTACTTTCTGAATCTTTTGTTGACTCAATACAATTCAAGATTTTTTTAAAGATGGTGGACGGAGCTTTGAACCTTAAAGAAGACCTTTCATATTTCGATGGAAACACGTTTTTGGTTCACATACCATTCAAAGTATTAAAGGAATCTGTGATCCTAACAAATGTTACGGAAATCAATATAAATGAACAAGTAAGAAACAAAATTGAGTCATTAGTATAAATTAGTTTCCTTATTCTATAAAAATAAGGTGGTGGAGAAGTTGACACATTCAGTGTCGGCCCAAATTAAAAGGTGAGATTACTCACCTTTTTTTTATTTTCCTTATATTTATAAGAAAAATTCTTTTATGAAAAAAAATCTTTTTGCTATTAATGAGGAAGAAAAGGATAGGATATTAAATATGCACGAAACGGCAACACTTAATCAATATCTTTTTGAACAAGAAAATACTACTCAACAACCTACGGCACCAACTACAACTGCCACCACACCTACAACAACTGCAAGTACTAAAACCGCATCTACAAGAGTTGCAACTGCTAAATGTCCTGCAGGGTCAAGTAAATGTAATGAACAAGGTATTAAAATTCAGGTTAAAATAAATGATGAATGTCCTGCCGATGTTTTAAATCTCGCACTTACTAAATACCCTAAAGCGGCGACAGGGAGTGCAGGTAGTCTTAAATTAAAAGAAGATGGTATTATAGGTCAAGGAACTATAGTGGCATTTGGAGCTTGTAAAACTCATTTGATACCTAAAACACAACAACCTGGAACTACTACTAACACTACAGGTGGTGGTGGACAACAACCTGTTGCAGATACTGGATCACCAGTAACTGCAGATCAATACGCAACATTATCGGCTTAAAAATAGAAAAGATGGGAAAAATTATAATTACAGAAAATCAATATAAAAAAATAAAAAACCACTTAATTGAAAGTGAAATTTTGAAAAGTTTTATTAATGAACAAAACGAATATGGTAACAATCAAAATCAAAAAGTGGACCCAAAAACCTATGGTGTAGATGTAAAAAATGGTACTTTAACAATACAGGATACATTTGAAGCGGAAAATGCCCAAGGATCGACAAGAGACGAGTTGAAATTATTCAAAGGTGCTGTGTTTAAAGTAGGGCAAAATTTTGCATCAAATGGTATTTTAGTTGCTAAAACAAAAATACAAATGGTCGGATCTATAGGTGGAGGTGCGGCATCTTCTCCAAGAAGTGCTACAGTACATTACTATTGTAAATCAGGAAAATTCAATTTACCTGGAACACCTGACACTTATTATAATGAAAAACAAAGTCAGCAAGAAATAAAGGCGGCAAATGGGTTCAAAGCTTTATGTAGTGCGGCTAAAAACCCTCAAGTATCAACACAAGGTAATGCCGGTCAAACAACTTATAATTCAAAAAATCCGGCAGAGTTGATTGGTAAAAAAGATCAGACAAAAAAATTAACAATTCCCGCAAACACCGCATTCTCATATAATCAACAAAAAAATGGAATTGGGTTCAAAGTAAACTTCCAAAATGGTTGGTTTGATTGTAAAACTGCAACGTTTGGTGTAAATAACATCCAGTATACAAGTAAGTTTTTAGGGGATGCTCTTAGTAAAAATCTTTGTAAAACAACAGCGGCACCACAATCTGTAGGTGGCGGTGGAGGTGGTACTTCTAATAAAGGAGGAGGATCAACTAAAGGAAGTGGAGGCGGTGGAGGAACTGTATCTAGTGTTCCATCGAATGTAAGTGCAGAATTTTCACAATTCGTATAAAGGGAGTTAAACTCCCTTTTTTTATGCAATTTTTTTTCATATCTTTGTATTATGGAAAAAGTCTTATATATCGTTAGAGGAATACCGGGTAGTGGTAAATCTACATTCGCAAAAAAATTAGTGGGTGAAGACTTTCTAGTTTGTGAAGCAGACAAATACTTTATAGATAAGGAGACAGGAGAATATAATTTTGATTTTACTAAGATTAAGGAAGCACACAAATTCTGTCAAGATACAGTTGAGACATATATGAAGGACTCATTAGTCAATGACCAATTCTATAGAGAGATTGCAGTATCAAACACATTTACTCAAGAATGGGAGATGGAGTATTATATTGAACTGGCAAAAAAATACGAATACACGGTATTTACTATAATTGTAGAAAATAGACACGGAGGTAAAAATGTCCACGGAGTTCCTGAAGATAAAGTCCAAATAATGAAAGAAAGATTTGAAATAAAACTTTAAGTTATGGAATATATTATATTATTTGCAATCGCAATCCCTTTGGCTTACTATATGTCTAAGTTCTCAATTAAATTATTAGATAGGTGGGTTGCTAAAACAATTAGAAAAAAAACTAAGAAATGATGAAATTTGATAAACTATTAAAAACTGGTGTAGTATGGATCACATCTGATACTCACTACCACCATAAAAACATATGTCGAGGTGTTACCAATTGGAGAACACAAGACGGAAAAATCCCTATGGATCAAACAAGAGATTTCCAAGACTTAGGCGAAATGGATTCTGTTATTGTTAATAACATCAATTCAAAAGTTGGACCAAATGATACTTTGATTCACTTAGGTGATGTTGCTTTTGGTGGGTTTGATAAAATAGGTGAGTTTTTAGATCGTCTTGTTTGTAAAAATATCCACCTTGTTTTGGGTAATCACGATCAACACATAACAAAAAATAGAGAAAATATAAAAGACAGGTTTTTATCTGTTTCTAACTATTTGGAAGTTAACATAGATGATGTTGATTTTGTTTTATCCCACTATCCGCATGCTAGTTGGAATAAATTAGGGAAAGGATCTATTCATCTTCATGGTCATGTTCATTTTTCTGCTAAAGATAAGTGGGGGAAAGGAAAACGATTAGATGTAGGTATGGACGGTAATGGATATTTTCCTTACAAAATTACTGAGATAGTTCACATGATGGATCGTCGTCAAATTAAATCTGAAATGGATTTGGATCACCACCTTAATGATTTAGTTGGAGTTGTGGGATAAATTACGACTCCAACATATTTATTATTATGAGAAATATTATTATCACCGAAGGTCAATTAAGACTAATTACCGAAGCTTTAGGGGTTCCTGATAACATTTTAGATGCTGCTGACATGTTATATGATATTGTTGAAAGAGATATTAAATCAATAGATAACATTCAAGATAAATATGAATTTGATGGTGATATTGAATTTGAATTAGGTGATAAGAAAAAAGTCAAAATTGATTCATATGAACTTAAAGTTAATATTGAAGAAATTGAAGATGAAGAAGGAGTTTTAGATATTATTTCTATGGGAATGGGAGGATCTTTCGGATTTAATAGAGATGTTTATATGAAAGAGACTCAACCCTCAACCACTTTGGAATTAACAATAACCTTCGCTGTTGGTGAAAATTGGGAACCTGAAGGATTGATTCGAAAAATGGAAGAAGAAAGAGATGAGCATGTTTCATCTTTGGCTCACGAGATTAAACACAAATACGACAAACAATCAAAACAATTTGGTAAAATGGGACCTGACGCCGACTATCAAGCGACACAAAGAAGAGGTAATTTTGGAATACCCGCAATTGATAGAGTTTTTTATAGATACATGTATTATATACACGCAATTGAAAACCTTGTTAGACCTACAGAAGTTGCGTATTCTATGAAAAGAAAAAATATTACAAAGTCACAATTCAAAGAGTTTTTAGAAAACAATAGAGTTTATAGAGAGTTAGTTGAAATCAAAAACTTTACATTCGATGATTTTATTTCACAATTAAAAGAACAGGAAGAAAGATTGGATAAACTTATTGAACATGTTGGTGAGGATCCATCTAATATGACTGTTGATGAAAAAATAAATAAAGTGTTAGAAATTGCTTATATTGATTTGGTAAATAACAGAATGGAATTGTTTATGATTATGACGGAACATGCTATGGATGACTTTTTAAAGTTTGGTTCACAATTAGGGTTGTTACCTAGTGGTACAGAAGAAAAAGTCAAACAACTTGAAAAGACAGACAAGATTAGACAAAAGTTTTTATCTCAAACCATGAAATACGAAAAAAACCCAAAGAAATTTTTTGAAGACGAATTTGAAAAATTTAATTACGTTGCAAACAAAATGTTAAAGAAAATATCAAAACTATATGCCATGGCAAAAGACGACGAACAAGTTAGTGAATCGATCATCAATTGGGATCTTCACCAACAAATTATGGAAAAAAAGTATGGTAAAAGAAAAATCGAAACAAAATACAAAAATTGGAATCTTAAATAAAATATTAGTTTTAATACCTCTATTTTTATTATCGTTTATCTCCACAACTCCTGAGTATAAAGGAATTGCAACTTACTACGGTCAACATTGGACCGGGAGATTAACCTCATCAGGTGAGAAATTTCATGCCGATAGTTTAACAGCGGCTCACAAATACTTTAAGTTTGGAACTATAGTTAAAGTTACAAATCATCATAACGACTCAATTTGTTATGTGAAAGTTAATGATCGACTCCCAAAAAGTTCTAAGTTCATAATTGATTTAAGTTATGGAACCGCAAAAAAACTTAATTTTTTAAAAAGAGGTGTGATCAACGTAACACTAATTCCTGTTGATACGGTAGAAATCAAAAAATAATTTTTATTCATTCAAATTTATTTCTTATATTTGTTCTATGTGGACAACTAAAGAAACTAAAAGGGAATATCGTGGTATTGAAATCGTCAAGTATGAGGGTTCCAAGATGAAGGATTCTTTTAGAAAAAGAGACCCACGAACATTTCAAAGTGGAGATAGTAAGTTCACTAAGTGGCATTCCTACGAAGTAACCTTTGATGGTGTTAAATATGATTTTGAAAAGTTGAAGGATGTAAAAGAATTTATTGACTCAAAGTTAAAATGAAAAAACCTTGTAAAGAGTGTCCACACTTAATTCGTAATCGTCATAATGATATGATTGTTGACTTTGGTCGTAGAACTGGTAAACAACATAATTGTCACATGACCGAAGGAGTTAAAGATTTATGGAATGTTAAAGATGAAAAATTAGAATGTTATGGATCAAAGAGAGATAATTTACGGAGTGTGTGATAAGACAGGAAGTTGTGATTCCTATTTCGGATTCTTCAAAACAAAAGAAGATGCTGAACACGAAGTGCAAGTTCAAGCTAATAGACTCAAAGAAGACTTGGGTTGGTTAGATATACAAATACAATCTGATAGAGCCTTAATGAATGGTAAATTGATGGTAGTAATTCATTCATACGTATTGAGATGAAAAAAATAGAAACAAAATTTGGAACCTATATGGAAAGAGAAAATGACCCTACAAAATTGACTGGTGATAAAATCAAGGTCTTTGTAGAAAGATTAAAAAAACTTGGAATTGAAATTAAACTTCAGGGTAACTTCCCTTGGGTTTATATTGATGAAATCTGTGGTATTAAAGTGAAAGAGAAGTTATATGGTAATCACGGTTTTACTTTGATATTTTTACCAGGTAGGCTCGATAGTCCACCATCAGAGTTTACCGATATTACAGAGACCTTCAAACTAATACGAAAGTATAATAGAGAAGCATTATTAATTCAGATGATGAGGGATTCTGAAAAAGACGGATTGTATGATGTTGAATGAGTTAAGGGTGGGTAGTATTGTGACCCACCCACTTTTTGGAAAACCGACTAATGTTAAGGCAATAGCATTTAACGGACTCTATATTGGAACCAAAGATGGTTTACCTCTTCACATGAATGACTTCAAGCCTGTTAAAATAACTGATGAGGTTTTGGAGTTACTTCATTTTGTAAAGATGAAAGACACGGCAACAGGTATTGGTGAGTTTGATTGGTGGGAAACAGATGATATATCACTAACACACATATATAAAGGTTTATATGGTATTGAGGGGTTAAGTGGTATTAAACCTATAAAACATGTTCACGAATTACAAAATGCGTATTTTGTGATAACAGGAAAAGAATTAGATACAA